TACAGAAGACTTGGTACTTGGTGACTACATCAATAGTGTAGAAGTAACGTCACTTGAATACGTAGAACAAGTAACACCAACAGTTTACATCGGTACAGCAGATGACCGCTACGATGTATACACTGAAGGTGAAGTCTATACAGTACACGGTCAATATAAAAATGGCATAAAGAAAGCTGCGTAAGAGGCTTAATTAAATCTTACAATCAGTTGGCCTACCCATCCCCCACCCCCGACAGGTGTGGCTACGTTGGCCCCAACACAGGAGAAGTAAATGGCAGAAGCTGCTATTATGGCTGAAGAAATGCAGTCTGAGAAAAAAATTGCGTTTGCAAATCGTAAATACACTAACGAAGAAAAACGCAAAATAGAAGAAGAAGAACTTGAGCAACTGTTAAAAACACAGCGTGGTGAAGCTGACGAAGATAGTTCTGAATCAGAAGAAGCTGAACCTACATCATCAGAAGAAAAAACATTTAAAAAACGGTATTCTGATTTGCGTAGGCATCAACAAAAACAAGCAGAAGAGTTCAAACAACAGATTGATGCTTTAAAACGTCAATTAAATGACGCTACTAAAAAAGAAATGAAGCTACCTAAGTCAGATGAAGACATCGAGCAATGGGCAGCAAATTATCCAGATGTAGCAGCTATTGTTGAAACAATCGCCATGAAAAAAGCACGTGAACAAGCAAGTGCGCTTGAAGATCGTATGCGGGTGATTGATGAAATGCAGGAAACCGCAACAAAAGAAAAAGCTGAAGCGGAATTAATGCGACTACATCCAGATTTTAATGACATACGAGAAAGTGATGATTTCCACGAATGGGCAGAAGACCAGCCTAAGTGGGTACAAGACGCACTGTACGACAATGATAATGATGCATTTTCGGCTTCTCGTGCAATTGATTTGTACAAGTCTGACAGAAACATTACAACAAAAAAATCTAGGTCAGACAAAGATGCAGCTAAGTCTGTATCTACTAAAAATACACGTAGTCGTCCTCAAGAAGATGAGGGGTCTGCCTATCTAAAAGAGTCTCAGGTACAGAAGATGTCACCGCAAGAATATGAAAAGCGGTCAGACGAAATCATGGAAGCTATCCGTAGCGGTAAGTTTGTCTATGATGTATCTGGTTCCGCTAGATAAAAAAAGAGTTGACAAATAGTTATTTCTAAGTATAACTATAGTCATAATAGCATAACTATATAGCGCAATATAGTTATACTACAATACGCAAACAACAATGTCTTATGGATTACCTGACGAACTTGGCCCATAGAATAGTAGGACGGCCATCTTACTAAGATATGCACCCAATCGAATCAGCCTCTGATTAGTCTTGTGAGTTTGCATCTGTGAAATAAATGCTAACTAGGAGATTTCAACATGGCATTCACTTCTGCAAGTGGGTACGGTAATCTTCCTAACGGTAATTTCTCACCAGTAATTTATTCCAAACAGGTGCAACTTGCTTTCCGCAAGTCTGCTGTTTGTGAAGCTATCACCAATAATGACTATTTTGGTGAAATTGCTGCGATGGGTGATTCTGTTAAGATTATCAAAGAACCCGAAATCACCGTTAAGGCATATGCCCGTGGTACAACCATCACGCCGCAAGACCTTGACGATGAAGATTTCAACCTGACAATTGACAAAGCTAACTACTTTGCATTCAAGGTTGATGACATTGAAGAGGCACACTCACACGTTAACTTCCAATCTTTGGCAAGTGACCGTGCTGCGTATCGCCTCGCTGACCAGTTTGACCAAGATGTTCTTGGCTACCTGACTGGTTACAAACAATCTGCAATTCATGGTACTCCTGACACAGTTAACACTACTGTTAACGGGTCTAAGGCTGTGACAACTGCAGGTTCAGACGAACTGCTTTCAAGCATGAAGCTAGAAGCTGATGACTTTGGTGGTTCTTCAGGCTCGTCTATTGGTATTCGCGCACGTGCCGGTAATGACGGTGCAGTTTTGGGTAGCGGTAACGCATATCCTCTGCAGGTTATTGCACGTATGGCTCGTAAGCTTGACCAACAGAATGTTGACTCACAAGGCCGTTGGCTTGTAATCAACCCAATCATTAAAGAAATTTTGATGGACGAAGATTCACGTCTGTTCAACAATGACTTTGGTGGTTCAGGTCTGATGAATGGTCTGGTTTTGAACAACCTGCACGGTTTCCGTGTTTACGTTTCTAACAACCTTCCTGAGATTGGTACTGGTTCTTCCACAACTGGTGGAACTAATGCATCAAACTACGGCTTGATTGTTGGTGGTCATGATTCTGCTGTTGCAACTGCAGAGCAGATTAACAAGACCGAAACTTACCGCGACCCTGACAGCTTTGCTGACATTGTACGTGGTATGCATCTGTATGGCCGCAAGATTCTTCGTCCTGAAGGAATTGTAAACGCCAAAATTAACCTCGTGTAAGAAAGGGAGATAAGTTATGGCTCTTGGTGATAACACTCTAGCGACTGCACGTGGTAATTCACAGCGTGGTCGTAATCCGTACATGGTTCAGACAACTCTGAACTTTGCAACAGCCCTTTCAGATAAGGGTTCTGCTCTTGCTGCTGCTGACGTAATTCCTGTCATTGCAGTTCCTGCTGGAACCATGATTCTGAATGCTGGTGCGCAAGTTGTTACTGCAACTGACGCAACTGCAACAACTGTTGACATTGGTACTGGCGTTGATGCTGACGTATTTGTAGATGGCTTTAATGCAAAGTCTGCTGCTGATACATATGCAGATAACGCTGCTGCATTCCAGCCGCTAATTGCGACTGCTGCAGACAACATTGATGTAACGGTTGCTACTCTGACAGGTACACTTGCCGCTGGTAAGTTGCGTGTTTGGGCAATCCTCATGGATGTAACTGATGCTGGTGAAATGGCTGCTGATGAAGTAGACCGTGACACTCTAGCTTAATGTAGCGTGAGGGGGCAGGATGACTTGCCCCTTCACTTCTTTCTTTTAAGGATTTAATATGGCATACGATTATGTTGGATTAACAAATGAAGTTATTGCACGTATGAATGAAGTGCCTTTGACCAATGCTAATTTTGCTACGGCAAGGGGATTTCAAATTCAATGTCAAAACGCTGTTAATGATGCCATTAACTATATTAATTCTCGCGAGTATGGATGGCCTTTTAGCCACAGCACACATACCGAAGTATTGGTAGCAAATCAAACTCGCTATACTATTCCAGCCGCAACGCAGCACGTAGACTACGAAACATTTCGTATAAGTAGGGACAGTGCGCTTGGGGTATCAGGTGTTTCTTTGCGCCTTCTCGACTATAAAGAATATGTAGATAAGCAGATTGACCAAGAAACTACGTCTGGTGTAGGCGGTGTGCCTATCTATGTTTTCCGCACACCTGACAACAATTATGGTTTATACCCATACCCTGATAATACATATGAATTAAAGTACGAATACTTTGCACGTCCTACTGCGTTAGTAAATGCAACCGATGTGCCTACAATACCAGAACAGTTTAGGTATGTTATTGTTGATGGCGCAACTGCATTTTCTTACCAATACCGTGGTGAAGCCCAGCAATATGGAATTAACTTTGCACGTTTTGAAGATGGTATTAAGTACATGCAGTCTATACTACTAAATAGAACAGATTATGTGAGGTCAGTTTATATACCACACTCACAAAGGTACGGTATTAACGTAGCTGGATTTTAAGGGAGTTTAAAATGGCAGATGAAACTGGCATATCTCCCTACTACTTTCCGTTAGAAGGTGGTTTGGTTCTTGACCAGCCTACATTTAACATGGCTCCGGGTATGGCACTTGAGTTGCTTAACTTTGAGCCTGATATTAAAGGTGGTTATAGAAGAGTCGATGGGTATTTAAAATGGAATCCTGATGTTGTTCCATACACTGCAAGTGACACTGAGCCTGTGCTTATGTCTGCTTACTTCAGTGGAACAAACAGTGTAATCGCCGCAAGAGGAACTAGCGTTTATCGTGGTGGCACAACAGGTGCTTGGACAGCAATTGATACAGGTAGAACTGGTGCAGGTAAATACACACATTACAGATATAACCTAAACGGAACAGAACATATTATTTGGGCAGACGGTGCAAACCATGCTTCTAAATATGATGGCACTACTGTAACTGACTTAAATGCTACTGGCGCACCTGCAAACCCTAAATATGTAATAGGATACAAAAATACATTTTTCTTTGCGGGTCATTCTGCTAATAAAGAAGAAGTTATTTTTACAGCACCATACACAGATAATGATTTTAGCGTAGCTAATGGTGCAGGCTCTATAAGAGTAGACAGTGAGATTACAGGACTATTTCCGTTTCGTAACGAACTATTTATTTTTTGTGAAGAAAGAATTTTTCGATTAGTAGGAAACAGTAGCGCAGACTTTAACTTACAACCAGTTACAAGAGATGTAGGCTGCTTAAACGGATTCACTATTCAAGAACTTGCTGGTGAGATTATCTTTCTTGGAAAAGACGGTTTACGCACTGTAGCTGCTACTGAACGTATTAATGACGTTAATCTTGGTACAATTACAAAACCAATCCAAGAAAGGTTTAGCAATCTTCCAGATATAAGTCAATTTAGTAGTGTGGTCGTACCAAGTAAGACACAATATAGATTGTTTATGACAAACACCAGCCTTTTTAATACGTCTAGAACACGCGGTATATTAGTCGTATTAAAAGAAAAAGGCTTTGAGTTTTCTGAAATTGAGGGTATTCAACCATCTTGTACTGATTTTATAACTATTCAAGGTGAGTCATATGTTCTTCATGGTGGATATGATGGATATGTATATCGTCAAGAGCAAGGAAATACATTTGACGGCGTAGCAATTAAAGGAAGATATCGTTCACCTGATATGACTATGGGTGACGCTGGAATACGTAAGAATTTTCAAAGAGTTATTATTAACTATTCACCAACTGGTATTATTAACTCAGATTTGTTTATACGCTACGATTATGAAGCACCTACTGTAGCTAGACCCGCTGCATATCCATTTGACAGTTCTCAAATTGTCGCATTGTATGGAACAGGTACGTATGGTACAGCTACATATGGTGGTCAATCTAACCCTCTAGTTAGACAGCCGATTGAAGGAAGTGGTTTCGCAATAGCGATGCGTGTTGTTGATAATGCTGAGTCATCAGCATATACACTCAAAGGCTTTCAATTAGAATTTACTGCAGGAGCAAGAAGGTAATGGCAGGTTATACCAGACAATCCACATATACTGACGGTGACGTTATTGACGCAGCCGACAGTAATGACGAGTTTGACCAACTTGTAGCCACATTTAGTAACGCAACAGGTCACAAGCATGATGGCACGGCTGCAGAAGGTCCGGTCATTGGTCTTATTGGAGACCCCGGAATTGTTACACCTCTTAATAAAGTTGTTGTTAGCGATACAAACAACCGCATTGGGGTTTTTGTTGATGTATCTAGTAGCAGCGTTGAGCAAGTTCGTTTTCAAGACGGTGTAATTGTTCCTGTAACGCATAATGACATTGATCTAGGCACAACAGGTACACGTTTTAAAAATTTATATTTACAAGGTACAATGAATGTTGCTGGAACTGTAACGCTTCCGGGCAATGTTATTGTTTCTGGTACTCTTGGCGCAAACCTTATTCCTTCTGCAGATGATACCTATGATATTGGTAGTTCTGCTGCACAGTGGAAAGACTTGTATATTGACGGTATTGCTAATATTGACAGCTTAATTGCTGACACTGCTGATATTAACGGTGGCACTATTGATGCTACAGTAATTGGTGGTACAACCACTGCTGCTGGTAGTTTTACTACACTAGCTGCTTCAGGTAATACAACTGTAGGTGGAACGCTGGGCGTAACTGGTGCGGCAACTTTGTCTAGCACCCTTGCTGTTACAGGTAATACAACACTCACAGCAAACCTAACTGTAAATGGCAATACAACGCTTGGTAATGCAGCAACAGACACAGTGACCATTACGGCTGATGTAGCATCACATATTCTTCCAAGTGCAGACGATACGTATGACTTAGGTGCAGTTGGCTCTGAGTGGAAAGATATTTATATTGATGGTGTAGCTTACGTAGACAGTATTGCTATGCCTACTACAACAGTTACAGACATACTTGATGAAGATACAATGGTATCTAACAGTGCTACTGCTCTTGCTACACAGCAATCAATAAAGGCATATGTAGATAGTCAAGTAACTGCACAGGATTTAGATTTTCAGGGTGATACAGGTGGCGCACTGTCCATTGACCTTGACAGTGAAGCACTTACCATTGCAGGTGGTACAGGTATTGATACCAGCGGTTCACTTAACACTCTTACTGTAGCTATTGACAGCACAGTTGCAACCCTGATAGGTACGCAAACTCTTACCAACAAAACCCTCACCACACCTATTATTTCATCAATTAGTAATACAGGTACTTTAACACTTCCTACAAGCACAGATACACTTGTTGGTCGTGCAACTACTGATACACTTACTAATAAAACGCTTACAAGTGCAGTTCTGAATGGAACCGTTTCAGGTACATCTATTAAAGATGAAGATAATATGGTATCTGATTCAGCTAGTCATCTGGCTACACAGCAGTCTATTAAGGCTTATGTGGATGCACAAGTAACTGCATCGGACTTGGATTTCCAAGCTGATACTGGCGGTGCATTGTCTATTGATTTAGACAGTGAAGTTATGACATTTACTGGCGGTACTGGTATTGATACTAGTGGATCAGGTAATGTTGTTACATTTGCTATTGACAGCACTGTTGCCACTCTTACTGGCACACAGACGCTAACAAATAAGACATTGACAAGCCCAACTGTTAATGGCGGCTCGTTGTCAAGTACAGTAACAGGTGTTACTCAGGCTGCTGGAACAAATAATACAACAATTGCTACCACAGCATTCGCAGTTACGGAAGCTAACAATGCTGCCGTAGCAATGGCTATCGCACTAGGCTAAAAAATACTTGACAAACAAAGCTAAGTATGGTATAATTAGTGTACATTTGGAGTAAATAATGGCTAATTCATTTAAATCTAAAACGGACACAGCAATAGGCACATCCCCTGCAACTATTTATACCTGTCCTTCATCAACTGAAACAACAATTATTGGCCTGACTGTAGCAAATATTCATACTAGTCAGATTGAAATTGATGTGCAGTTAGATGCAAGTACACGTACAAGTGGCGCACAGGATAGTGTCTATTTGATTAAGGATGCCCCTATTCCTGTAGGCTCATCTTTAATTGCTGTTGGCGGTGAGCAAAAAGTTGTGTTGGAACCCGGTGATACTATTAAGGTAACATCTAACACAGCTTCATCTGCTGACGTTGCTATGTCTATTCTTGAAATCACGTAAGGAATAATCTATGGGCTATATAGGCGCAGGACCAACACGGTTTAATACGGCAGATGAACTGACCGTAACAGGTGATGCTGAGTTTAACGGTAATCTGACCGTTAAAGGTACAACCACGACTATTGATAGCGCAAGTGTACAGACTGTTGACTTGGGCGACAACGATAAGATTCGTTTAGGTGATGGCGATGACTTGCAGATTTATCATAGTGGAGCAGCTAGTTTTATTAGTGATCAAGGTACAGGTAGACTAAAAGTTCTCGCTACCGACCTTTCTTTAAATAACGCAGGTGATACAGCAAGTTATATAGTTTGCACAGATGGTGGTGATGTTCAGTTGTATCATAACGGCTCCACAAAACTCGCCACCACAGCCACAGGCGTGGATGTTACTGGCACTGTGACGGCTGATGGGTTAGAGACAAGCAAATCGTCTTCTATGAATCAGCTTAAGTTAGAGCGTACAACTACTGCTGCTGGTGTCGGTTATTTAGGAGCTTCTGCTGACCACTGTGTTGTCGCTCAGGATTCCTCTGGAACCTACAGAATGGCAGTGGGTCAAAACGGAGACATCAGCTTCTACGAGGACACCGGCACAAGCGCAAAGTTCTTCTGGGATGCGAGTGCGGAA